CGAAGATCTATGAATCTGATGCTGGCCGAGTGGGCTAACCGTGGCCTGAACCAGTGGACCATTGTGGAGCGCACTCAAGCTCTGACGGATGGAACTGCTACATATTCTCTAGGCACGGACGTGATCGACATCTTGTCTGCTGTAGTTCGCCGTAGCAGCACGGACTTTGCATTGGAGCGTATTAGCAGAGATGCCTACCAGAATATACCAACAAAAAGCACAGAGGGCCGTCCTTCGCAGTTCTTCCTAGATCGTCAGATCACGCCTTCGTTGAAACTTTGGCCCACTCCGGAAAACAGCACGGATGTTGTGTATTATAATGCTTTGACGCGGATGGATGACGCGGACTCCGCCACTAATACATTGGAAGTTCCGTTTCGGTTCTATCCGTGTCTTGCTGCGGGTCTTGCATATTATATCGCCATGAAGCGAGCCCCAGACAGGATTCAGCTCTTGAAAGCCGTGTATGAAGAAGAGTTTGAGCGGGCGATGACAGAGGATCGAGACCGAGCGTCATACAGCGTTGTTCCACAATATGAGTACTTTAGGGTGGGGTAATGTCCAAATTCGCTACGGGTAAATATTCCTACGCTATATCAGATAGGTCTGGTTTGCGTTACCGGTACAAAGACATGCGCCGGGAGTGGAATGGTTTGCTCGTAGGCAAAGACGAGTATGAAACAAAACACCCACAGCTAGGCCCTTTCAGAACACCCACCGATGCTCAAGCGTTAAAGGATGCTCGTCCATTTAACGACAGCATATCGGTCAACATAAATTTTCCAACATTCAACTTGACTACGGTTGAGTACATCTCAATTCCTAAAATGCATGCTTTGGTGGGCTTTGTTTCCATTTCAGGAGCGATTCCTGTTCAACCAATCACGGTTTCGTTAACGGGCGTTTCCGCAACCATCAGTCTAGGCTCCTTGTCTGTAAGCGCCACCGTAGTATCGACCTTTGATTCAACAGGCGTTACATTAGACTCCACTAACAAGACTTTTGACGAGGGCTAGATGGCAAAACAGGCAATAGGTATAGGGTCGAGCGCCAATGACGGAAGCGGGGACACTCTCCGTGTCGGTGCCGATAAAATAAACGACAATTTTAACGAAATTTACGCTGCGCTAGGAAACAGTTCTAGCGTGTTAACTGACATCATAGATGCAAATGGACTTTTTGATGTTAGCTCTGGTGCCAATAAGATCGTATTTTACTATGCCAACCTAAGTGATTTGCCCAGTGCATCAACTTATCATGGGGCTGTGGCTCATGTTCACGCTACCGGTGGTCTCTATTTTGCTCATGGAGGTGCTTGGATAAGATTGAATGATGAAACTACAGGGCCAGTGACAAAGTATACTGCTGGTACTAGTGGAAGTTCGGCTTACACATTCACCGGTCCGGGAGCTACTTCAGGCAATAACCCAAATTTCACCTTCTATAAGGGTCATACCTACCTGATTGACAACACTGCCAACGTAAGTAGTCACCCTTTGCAAATTAGAACATCTAATGGTGGCTCTGCCTTTACAACCGGGGTGACAGAGAACTACAACTCAACAACTGGGCTGACTCAGTTTATCGTTCCACATGAGCCAAGCGACACATCTTTGGTGTATCAATGCACCAACCATAGCAGTATGGTCGGCAACATAACGATAGTGTAGGAATATTTGATATGGCTATAACAACAGCAGTCTGCACGAGTTTCAAAAAAGAACTTCTTGAGGGTGTTCATAATTTCGCGGGAGGCGGGGACACTTTCAAGGTTGCATTGTACACAAGCAGCGCAAGCCTTGGCGCAGACACCACGGCATATACAACCAGTAATGAAGTGAGCGGCACCGGTTATAGTGCGGGTGGAGCGACTATGACAGCAGTTGCTCCAACAACGAGTGGGACGACAGCGTTTGTGGATTTTAATGATGTGACTTTCTCAAGTTCAACAATCACTGCGCGAGGTTGTTTGATTTACAACAGCAGTGACTCAAACAAAGCTGTTGCAGTGTTTGATTTTGGATCTGATCAAGCGTCCAGTAGCTCAAACTTCACAATCACCTTCCCGACAGCGGACGCAACTAGTGCGATTGTAAGGATTGCTTGATGTCTTTTACCTACGCGCAACTAAAAACAGCAATTCAAGATTACACGGAGAACACTGAAACGTCTTTCGTGACGAATCTCCCTGTTTTTATTCGTGCTGCTGAAGATCGTATATTTAAACTCGTTGATTTGGAGTTTTTTAGAAAAAACGCCACAAGTGCTTTGACGCAAAACGATCAGTATCTTTCAGTGCCTACTGATTATCTAGCCTCTTTTTCTCTGTCGATAACAAACAGCAATTTAAAAGAATTTTTGCTACAAAAAGATGTGAATTTTATTCACGAGTTTCACCCAAACGCCGCGTCAACGGGTACTCCAAAATACTATGCGTATTTTGACGTAGACAACTTCATCGTCGCACCGACCCCGGATAGCGCGTACACCTGTGAGCTTCATTACTATTATCGCCCGGCATCTTTGACCGCAGGAGCGGACGGCGGCACCACATGGCTTAGTGACAACGCCCCTAACGCCTTGCTTTACGGTTCGTTGTATGAAGCGTATATTTATATGAAAGGTGAACAGGACATGCTTCAGATGTACGAGAAGCAGTTCACCGAAGCCTTGTCTCGGATTAAAGATCTGGCAGAAGCTAGGGAAAACAGTGATGCGTATCGCAGAGGTCTGCCGGATCGGCCTCGGACATAAGGAGTAAAAGATGGCAACATCAAATGCAGCAACCACTTACTTGGAGAACAAGCTACTTAGCCTGATCTTCAAGAACAACGCCGGGAGCTTTTCAACTCCGGGTGATTCTATTTATGTCGGTTTGGCTACGGCGGTGGGCAACGCAGAAGCGGGAACTGTAACCGAGGTCAACACCTCTACACAGGACGCGAACTATGTTCGCAAGCAAGTGACCGCAGCTAATTGGACACTGGCATCCTCTTCCACAGATCAACAGACAGTTGTAAATGCGGCTAACATTGAGTTTCCAGCCTCAAGCGGAGTAGCCACCTACACTGTGACACATGCTTTCCTCGCAGATGCATCAAGCAGCGGAAACATCTTGTTTGTTGGCGCACTAGACGCATCGAAGGCGATTGCATCGGGCGACATTTTCCGCATCAATGCAGGGAACCTTACCATTGAGTTGAAGTAAATGGCACTTGTTTTGAAAGATCGTCTGAAGGAGACGACCACTACAACCGGCACTGGCACTTATACACTCGCTGGTGCCGTTACTGGTTTTGAGGCGTTTTCGCAAGTTGGGAACGGGAACACGACCTATTACTGCTGCACGGATGGTACAGACTTTGAGATTGGAATCGGAACCTATACGTCGTCAGGCACGACGCTGGCTCGTACCACGATCCTACAAAGCTCTAACAGTGACAACGCTGTTAGCTGGTCCTCTGGTACGCGCACTGTCTTCTGTACGCTGCCTGCTGAAAAGATGATCTTTAATGACGCCAGCAACGCTATCCAAGGTTTTACGGATAACTCTCTGGCATTCGCGATAGCGTTAGGATAGTGACATGGCAAATGCGTTTAAGACTTTCACAGACACGGCGGTAGGCACCGGAAACGCAGATGTCTACACCTGCCCCTCTGCTACAGAGACAACGATCATCGGCTTAAACATAGCCAACATCCTAACCGTCTCTATCACGGTCAATGTTCAGCTTATCAACAACGATGGCGACAACGTCCACATCGTCAAGTCGGCTATCGTGCCTGTAGGCTCGTCGCTTGTTGC